AAATTTAAAAAAGCTCCTCTTACTAGCAAAGTTAATTGATTGTTAACAGTGTTATAAGAATGAATCATATTAGCCCATCCTATAACTACTTCCTGCCCGCCACTAAGTGTAACACTAGCGCTTAATATTATATTAGCTGCATTTATTTCTAAAACTAAAGCTTCATTTGATGGATTACTGCCGTTAGGTATTTGAAATAACATACCTACTTCAATTCCTAATGTAGTACAATCAACAATTCCACCACCGGCATTTTCTAATCTTATAGTTGTGCCTGATTGTAAACCATTAGAATAAGTTATTATATCTCTAGGACAAATTGTTTGAGCTGATAATCCTTGACACAATGGATTCCAAGCTGTACTCATAAAATACATAGTGTTGGTAGTATCATCACTAAAACTTCCTATTACCTTAGCATTATATCCTAAAGGTAAAGGCAAGGTAAGCGAACCATCAAACCCAGTATAAAGCTTAGCTAGCTCTAGAGTTCCTCTTATATTCTCAAATTCACCAACATCAGATCCTTCTGATCTACTTATTTGTAGATTTACAGCATCACGATATTCACCATTTGGTACTAATCTATCATCCAAATCTTTATTCATTTTGGACTTTAGAAAGGTATTCTTAATTTCTGGCATAGTTTATCTTTTTATCCACTTAGCTTTACCTCTCATTACTTGTACTATTTCATCAAGTTTAATGTTAGATAATCTTATTTTTGCGTTTCTTAATTTAGCGCTTGCTTCTCTTTTATATCTTTGTACTATATACTCTGGTTGTCCTATCCTAGAAGCTAATATAGCATGGTTTAGATATGAATATATTGCATCTTCAGCTAATTTAGGTACTCTACTATCTAAATCATAAGCAAGTCCATCTGAGATGTATTCTAGAATTATTAATCTTCCTCTTAAATTACTAGAAAATGATACTTTTCCTTCTCTTTCATTCATTGTAAACCATCCGTTACGTTGAGCGTATTGAGGATCCATTCCATACTGTTCACCCCAACCCCAATACCAATAACCACCATAACCCCAATTATATCCCCACCAATCTAAACCTTGGTTGTATTGTTGGAAATCATAAGTTTGACTTATTAAATTTGTATTAGCTGTAGCCCATCTTTCTTCTGTTATTGAAGTTCCTTCTAAGTTTTCTCCAAAATTATCCTGAGTTGGAACTCCTTTACTATCTTGAATAGGTAGATTATAAGGACTATCTGTTAAATTATTTGATGGATATATAATACGTTGAACACCAAGCTTATCTATCCAAGACATGCGTACATAATTAACATAATCTTGAGGCAATATTACACTTAAACTAGGTGGTATATTTAATTCTTGAGATTTAACTGATTTTAAAGTATCATAACTAAATTCTTGCAAAGCTCTTTTTACATGAAAAATCACATCAGTTCTATTAACTCTAGGAATTAATTTATCTTGTCCAACAAAACCAACTATATAGTTATTTACTACATCTTCTAATGTAACATATGAGTAGTTGCCATAATTTTGTTCAGTAGTAGTTCCATAAGCATCTCTATTTCCATAATCCCCACCATCTAATCTTTTTAATTGACATACTAAAACATTGTTTTGTGGTAAAGGATTTAGCACCCCTCCTACTTCTAAAGTAATTCTACTGTCTCCATTACCTAATATTTCTAATCTATATTCAGTTGTATATTCTGTATATGTTAATCCATCAGGACTAGAATATAATTTAAAATTATTTAAAGCATAATCTACAGCATTAGGATCCCAACTTCCTAGCTCTAACTCTTGATCAAAAGTAAAAGTAAAGACAGATTGCCCTGCTATATCTTCTACTACAAATCCCTGCGCGCCCGCGTAATATTGTCTATTAGTGTTGGTGATTAATCCACCATCTGGTGTTGTATTCATTTATTAACTTTTTTCATTAGTATCTTCTGCTGCCACTGCTTGAGAAGCTACTTGGATTATTGTAGGATCATTTATAATTACTCCAGAGAATGCTAAAATTCTCATAATAATTTCTGTTTGTTCTGTTACATCTAATTCAAAATTAGTAGAACTTGTAGCACTATATATAAATTGTCCTAACCCACCAGTAGTATAATTCCATACTACATTTGACGGTTTTCTCAAATAAGTTATAGTCACACTGTTTTGTATACTTGTAGGGTATAAATATAACAGATCGTTCTCATAGTTGTATAATGGAAAACTTTTACTTGGTTGAGTTAACGGGGAGAGTAATAGTTGAGTTAACTCATTTGGTTGTACATACTGTGCAATCTTAGCTCCTTTATAAATTACTGTACCTAATCTATAAAAATCACTTGGAAATAATTGAATAACAATGGATTGTCCAATCACTGGCGCTACAGCCATAGTCAATTGATTTCCTCCTGCATTCCAAGTATAATCAATACCTACTGCTTGTTCTACTCCATCTAAGAAAACTTTTACATCAGCTCCATTAGATTGAGCTGTTGTCCAAGATGTTACATCAAAAATAGTAGCTAATCCATCAATAGGTGGATTACCTGCAAATGTTTGTGCAACTGTAGGTGTAGTACTTACTGTAGGTAAAGTAAAATGTGGACCTACAAAAGATGCAGTTCCACTAGTTTGAAAGAATTGTAATTTTTCTTCAATATTTTTTATTCGGTTAGCATATTCAGTATCATTTTGAGGGAGACGATACTGTTGATTTAAATCACTAGCATATGCTTCAAACATAGTTAGTTGAACTTGAGTTGCTACTTTATTGAACTCGTCCGGAGTCATATAACCTCTTTGTTGTTGGTTAAGTATTAACAAGACGGTTTTATAAACTATATCTACGTTTACTGCCATTATATTTTTATTAATTTAATATAAAGGCGGACGAATCCGCCTTTATTATTATGTATTAGTTTAGTCTTTTTTCTATAGACCTAAATACTTCAACACCTTCATCGGTTTTAAACCAAGAAGCTAATGCTGAATAAGGGTTTTCATCAAATGGTACTGTTATTAATTTTCTGTCATTACTACCCCAATGCACTGATCTATTATCTTGTGAAACATAAATAATATTATTTTCCACTGCATTGATAGCAAAGTTTCTTAACTGTACGTTTTCATCTGCTGCTAGAGCTAAGAATAATCTTGGATTCTTTTTAGCAAGTAATAATAAATCTCTTCTTAATTCTTTAGAAGACATTTTATTTACTTTAGATCCATATTCTACTCTTACAATTGCTTCAGCAACATCTACTTCCATATTCATGGCTGTATTTAATGCTTCTACTTCCCACTCTATAACTTCTAACTGATCTTCAGCTATTCTCGTCGGTATATGCTCTATATATCTTTTATCCTTCATAGGGTGATATAGTGAAAGCAGTTTTTGTAAAGCCCTGTTTTCTTTAGGAACATGTAAAGAGCCATCTCTAAAAGTAATATGTCCTAATGTTACTTCACCTTTTTGTTCATCTACAAACGGTGAATTCATATTAGTAGCATACCTTAATTCTCTTTGCGATTCTTTATTTGCATCGAACCATAAGAGAGGATGTCTTCTAGTATGTTTACTTGGAATTGTAAAAGTCAAAGGACTTTTATCTCCTCTAAGTCTATATGTTCTGTCTTTTACTTCAAAACTAGGTTTTAAAGGTGCTTTTGGTTTTTTTACAACCGGCGCCTCAACAACCTCTTGTACTTGTGGAGTTTCATCAACTACCACTTCTTCTTTTTTCTTTTTTGTCATAATATAATATAATTAAATAAGTTAAAAGGTATATGGGCGTCTTTTTGAGCGTTAGCTTTTTGACGCCCTAACCTTTATATAGTTATACTCCTTTGAATAATACAAAGTTGTTAGCAGCTTGTGTTACTAAACATCTTTCTGAAAGGAAGTTAACTTCCATTGCATCAAGATCACTAGTAAACGCACCACCAGCAGAACCTGTTAACCAAGATTTCATTCTTCTATCATCTCCTTGAGAAGCTCTATATCTTACGTGTAAGAAAGGTCTTCTGATGTTAGTTCCTAAAATTTGATCATAAACAGTTGTAGTACCAGCTGGGATTAAAACTCCTTCAACAGAAGCAGGACCAGTCATACCACCACGCGTAGAAGCGTCGTTAAGATATTTCCAATCTGTTTTGTAGAAGTCATAAGAACCTCTTCTGAAACCGCTAAAACCTAAGTTTAAAGCCATTTCTTCTGAGTTTTCAAATAATCCAAATGCAGTACCACCTGCAGCTCCCGATGAAATAGAAGCAAGCATGTCATCAAATCCTAAAGCCGTAGCTCTGTCTAAGAATAGCATGTTTTCTTCAATAGCACCTTGAGTGTCTAAGTTTCTAAGGATATCATCGAAATCCGCGATACCTGTAGCAGGAGCAAACCCAACTTGTACATTACCTCTATCTTCAATAGAAGCAAATAAACCTTGAGTACCGATACCTGATCCAGCAACTGCAACTGCAGAACCTGGAGCAGCTAGCTCACCTTCTACACACATCATTTCTAAATAATCCTCAAATCTAAGTCTAGTTTCAGACTCAGCTTTTAAATACCAAAGGTATCCACCAGTTCCATCTTCTGTTGCAACTTCTACCCAACCAATCTGAGCCATATCTGAACCATTAACAACATATTTGTTTCTGATTATAATAGGGTTGTTAGAGAATTGAGTAAATGAAGGATCAACACTGATGTACTGAGTTCCTGTTACAGCACCAGGAGCACCTGGAGCATTAGGAGTTACAGATCCTTTTCCGTATTCTGAACCATAAACGAAAACTTTTACATTTCCAACAATACCAGCAGCAGCTAAAGTTGCAGCAGTATAAGGTTCAACAGTTAAAACGAATGTAGCAGTGTTTGAAGCTGTTACTAAACATTTCACTTCGTTACCAAAGTCATCCATTACTACAATAGTAGATCTTGGAGACACAACGTTAGAAATATCTGCAGCAGCACCTGGGTTTACATTAATTGTATTAGCACCAGGAATAGTACAGTCGTCATAAGCAATATGTAATCTATTTTGTTCCGACCAGATTACTTGGTCACTTGTCATAGGAAGTTCCGCTCCAACCATTCTCAAGAATCCAGATAAAGTTCTATTACCATATCTTTCAACTTCTTGTTCGTAGATTTCCGGTAGATACTGCTGTGCAAAATCTGCAAATGTAGCAGGAGTACCTGGATCTGTCCACTGTAAATAGTTAGAATTTAGAATTTCCTGTACCTGACTTGGTACAATAGTACCAAATTGTGGGGTTAAAGCCATAATTTTAAATTTTAATTATTAAATGTTCGTCTTCTTATTTTCAATTTAGATGAATCTGCTCCACTAATTGATTTGACTTTTAATCCACCTACAAAAACATCCCCACTGGCAACTTGCCTCGGCGCTTCTGAAGCTGGGTTCTTGGAATTTTTAACAACATTTTTAATGCCATCTGCTTTTCCTTGTTCATAAAAGTGACTCGCTAGTTTGTCAGCATTCATAGCAGCATGTAAAGCTTTATGATAACCTTGAGCATCTATAATTCTTCCTTCTTTATCAACATATTTGCTAATAAAATTATCAATATTATTCTGCTTTTCAGCTACCGCACCAGGATCCTGAACTTTATATCTAAATTTTTTATCTCCTAACGAGTATTCAAAACCTTTGAAATCATTAGTAAACAAATCTTTAGTTTTAGTTTTAAAGTGATCTTGATTTGACTTTACAGTTTCTTGCTGTTTATTGTAACGATTAAAAAATTCTAGCGCTTTCTGTTGTTCAGGATTAGTTCCAGGACGTTTTTTAATATCAGCATAATACTGAGTTTTTAAACGCTCTAAATTAGTTTTTGCTGTAGCAACCTCTTCCTTATACGCTAGTTTTTTTCTACGTGTTTCTTTTTCTGTATCAAGTTCCTCATCTACTTGAAATTTATCTTCAATTAAAAAATTAATTTCATCTTGTGATAAATGAGGTTTTGATTGTTTATAGTATTCTTTTAATAAAGTATCATCATCTAGACCTGTATAATCCTTATTTAGTTTTACATAGTCTTCCACAGTCCCTCCAGTTTCATCCATAAATTTTACTAATTTATCTACGTTTTCTGGTAATTCGTATTGTGGTTTTTCGATTTCTTTTACTTCTGGTGTAGTTTTATTTTCTACTACTTCTTCGATAATCTCTGTGATCGGAGTATCGCTATCTGTCTTGGACACGATTTCCTTTTCATTGGATTCGACCCGTACTTCTCCGTCCACTCCCTTGCTATCTCCGGTTCGTTCGCCCACAGGTATCTCCTCTGTTTTTCGCTCTTGAACGGCATTGTCTTCTTTTTTAGTTAAATCCATCTTCACAACATCAGGAGTAACCTCACCCTGTGCGTCTGGTTTAGTGAAATCCATTTTCACTGGTTCATCATTTTTTGCACCTAAATTTTTAGGTTTTCTAGGTTTTGACTTTATTTTAAAGTCACCTTCTTGCTTGGCCTCTACGGCCGCTTTTTGTTCTGCCATAATATAATATAATTAAATAATTAATGTTAAACTACAGGTAATTGAGAATTAAACAATCCTCCCTGATCTATGTTTTGATTTTCAAAATTAATAGGCAAAGATTCTGTATGTCTCTGTTCTATCATTTCACTTTGTTGAGTTCCTTGTATTTTTACTCTTTTATCTTTACGATCTTCTATATCTTTTTCTTTTTGTTTTTCAGCCTGCATCTTCATTTGTTCTAATTGAACTTGATAATTGAATTCTTCTGACATCAATTGTCTTTTGATTTCTGCTTCTGTCTGCATTCTTTGAATTTCAAATTGAGATTTACCTTGTTCAATTTTTAATTCTTTTTCTGCTAATGCGTTTTGTTTTTGAACCTCTACCTCAGCAGCTTGTTGAGCCGCTTTAGCTTGAGCTTCTGCATTAGCTTGTATTTGCTGCATTTGAATAGCTTGTTCTCTTTCTTGTTTCTTTCTACGTTTTACTTTTAGCATTTGATTTGCTAGTTTAATATTACGTATATTTCTAATATCAATAGCGTCTTCTAAATCTATACCACCCGCAGATAAAGCTATTTGAATATTTTGTTCTAATGAAGCTTTTTCTTCTTCATCTGGTTCTAAATCCAAGAAAATTCCAAAATCATGTAGATTTAATGTGGTTAATTCTCTTAAAGTCTCCGCATCAAACATAGAAATACTTTGACGTAAAGAATTGTTTGTAAGAGGATAACTCAATAAATCCGCTATCTTTTTAGAAATATTTTCACATACTCTTAAAGTTAAGAATAAACTAGCATTATTAATATGTTTAGTTGCAATATTAGATTGTTCTGCTGCTAATTTTTGTAATCCAACTAATGTGTCTCTATCAGGTAAACTACCATCTCTAGCTTCACTTAATCCGGTCACGTCTCTTATCATTTGTAAATAATAATTATAAGTAGATATAAGAGCTTGTATCTTTGCTTGTCCTGCCGACGACGTTAATTCTTGTACAGGTATTTTTCCTCTATTAGGATCTCCATCTTGAGTTAAAGATCTACCAACAACAGAACCAGTTTGGAAGTACATGTTTAAAGCTTCTTGAGGATTATAATTAGTACCATTACCTAAATCCACTTCAGCTAAACCATCCATATCTAAAAATACTCCATCTGGAACCATTCTAGCTAATACTTGTTGTAGTTTTAAATGAGTTATTTGAATCATATCTGCAAATCCTGTAATTCGGCTTACAATAGATTCTATTCTACCCATATACATTCTAGGTGCACAGATAGCGTAGTTCATTTCAACTTTAGTAGTATCCGCATAAGGTCTAGACATGTTTTCAGCTAGTTTCCACTCTAAAAGTATATCTGTACCGAGTATTTTAACACCACTATAAAGTACCTCTACACTTCTAGATACTCTTTCAAAATTATCATTTTCAGGAGGATTAAAGGTATCAGGTTTTTCTAATGCTTTTTCTAATCCTTGATCTGTATATTTTATTTTATAAACTTGATCACTATAAGTTTTATATTCAAAGTATAAAACCTGTACAGTGTTTTCATCATATGTACCACCATATAGATAATTTCTATTACCTTTAGTTTTTTGTATTTTATCTAATTCTTCGTTAGGAAGATTAGGAAATTGTTTTCTTAATTCAGGAATAGTTATTGCTTTTACTTCTCCTACATAATATATATCTTCAAAGTTTGGATCATCTGTATAAGAATATACTAAATAAGCTGGATCTACATAATCAACTTTTACACCATTAGCAATATTAAAAGATGTTTTAACTGCACCAATACCACATGTAACTAGATCATAGTTAATTCTACGTTTAACCAATTCCCATTTGTTTTGGTCTAATACTTGGCTAATAGCTTCTTCTTCAGCTATTTCTACACCTTGCTTGTAACTTAACTGCATGTGTAAAGCTAGTTCATCTGCGCTAGCTGGTAGTTGTTCTTCAGGAATACTAGTTCTTTGTAAAGACGCTCCAATCTTAGCTTCCATTTGTTTCATCACATCTCTTGCAAACATATCCTCTGCTATAGCTTGAGCGTAATTAGTTCTTTGTTTTAAAGATTCTGGATCTTGAGCAAAAGCGTTTACATCGTATGTTTTAGAAGATATACCATTAGTTAATATATCCACGAATTTAGATATAATTGGAACTGGTTTCCAATCTAAATTAAGATAAGATAAATCTCCGTTAATAGATAATTCATCTTTATACTTTTGCGTAGGTTGTTCACCTCTAGCATACAATCTCAATCTGTTATAGTTATTCCACGTAGTTAAATATCTATTACCATTAGTTCTACCCTGTGAAAACCACTCATATTCAATAGCTTGAGCAACTTGTTGGCCATACTCCCAACTCGCTTTCTCAGCATCACTAACCACTTGGCTAGGAAATGGTCCACCACCATTGGTAAACATACTTAGTTTATTTTTCATTTAATCTATAATTTTTGATAATTGACCAGTGTTATCATATTTTTTTATACCTAAATCATATTTTTGATGTATAAAATGTGGAACAGGTCTATATTTATTTTTATTACAAGCCATTATTGCTAATCCTGAACTAATAGAAGCATCATGAGTTGTTCTATTATTTATATTGAATCTAGACCAGTCTTCTAATGTTTTTTGAAAATACATATCTCCAAATTCATTATTTTCTTTTAAACCTACATAAGAATCAATATAAGATTCTATAGCAGCTGCATGAGCTTGTTTAAC